CAACATATTGCAAGCACCAACCGCTCTGTGCGCCGACATTGATATTTGGATTGTAGGTTTGCCTGACTGCCATTGTTTGTTGCCTCCTATTTACGGTTTATTCACGACTCTCACAATCAAATCGACCATAAAGCCAATCACAGTAATTACTGCTGTCATTACGCCAGCACCAATCTTGGCTTCGCTCTTGGACAGATAATTGCCTTGCATCAGTTCCACGCGGGCTATCAGGGCTTTAAGCTCCTCGGCATCGGCTTTCGATTGTGCCAGTTGACTTACCGACTCCGCCAATCGCGACACGTTGTCGTTTATAGAAGATAGTCGCTCATTCAGCACATCATCGCGTGCTGTTATTATGATGCCCAATTCCCGCACCGTTTTAGGCGTTTGATTCATTGATTCTTTGTCTCGTATATTATTCATTCTCACTTACTACATTACAGATTAGGTATACTCAACTCTCAGCTCGCCATCAGACGTAGCGAACGCGTAGATTTTGAACGTGTTACTGCCGAGGTCGACCAAGAAATCTGATATATTTAGCCACGTCTGTACACCACCACTGTTTCGCTGGCGCTGGAAATAGCGAGTGACATCCTCTAGCCCCGAGCCGTGGCTGCTGCGCCTACCGACCATCAGCTTAAAAACCATGCCCGACTGATACGTGCTGGATTTCGGCGTAAATACGATTTTGAACCGCCTCAGAAACGTTGCGTCACTCTTGTCGATCGCCGCTTCTAACTTGACGCGAAATACCTGCACGCCGTCAGCACCAACACGCTGCGTGGCTTTCATTTCGGTAATTTCACGCTCGCATCGCGTAATGATTCGCGCCATCGTCTCACCGTCTATCTCTTGAATCCTCATAACATCCTGCTTTCAACGGTTAAATCAACGTTAGTATTTGCCACCACAGCACACTTCATCTGTGCCAATGCACTGCTCAGCCCCTTTTGCACATACACGTATGCAAACCATCTGCGAGCGTGCCGCAAATCGCTCGATATCGGTATCATGTCAATACGCGCTGGCATTGCACTATTTATCAACATCTTGTCAATAATCAAATCAGCCAACAAGAACATCTTATCCTTTTTTGCCGTCGCCGTGATGATAAATGGCACGCCAGAGGATTGCTGTTGCCCACCAACTACACTAGCCACCTGGTTAAAATCCCACTCGTCGTTACTGGCATTCTCGTAAAACACCAGACCGCTCGACGCCATCACCTGACCAGTTTTAAGATCGCGAATATTGCGGTCAAGTGACGCTATGATGTCCGCTAGTTGATTTTCAGGCAGCATACTCACCCGATTCATAGTAGGCTCGCTTTCATACTGAACGACCCCTTGTCGGTCCCTAGAAAAGTACACTTGGCGTAGACGTATTTTGTCTGCCCTGGTTGCGGATTGTCGATTGAGGCGGTAGCGCTAAATACCAACTGGCTTGGTATCTCTAGTTTGTTAATATCTGGCGAACTCTGATCAATAATACTGCCGGTGACTGGCTGCGCACCCGCCAGCGTGTCAGGGTCGTCGCCGATATAAAACTGTGGCAAAAACAGCACGTAAGGCCACTGTTGTTTGCGTGCGGTAAATGTCGTCTCAATCTTGATTATTCTGCCACCAAGAAAAGCGGGGTCATGCGTGACAGGTATCATCGCGTCATACTCTTGAGCGCTTTTCGTTTCGTAATAAATAATGCCAGACTTATTGCTGGTTCTCTGTGCTGCTTTCATCTGCTCAGTAGCACGCAGAAGTGCCCGCAATTTGCCAATGGCACGCCGCTCCTCCACTAGGTTCAACCGCTCGCTCATAGGTCATAATTATCCAGCGTTAAGGTTATCTCTTCACTCATGTTCTCGTCGACTTTTACCGACAGCTGCTCGATACGATAGTAGCCGCTCAGTGGGCAGGATGAATATTTACTTTGCTTAACAACAATTCGATCACCGACGCCGATACTATTCAAATCAAACTGGGCACCACGCACTGTGACTCGCGGCAAATCGACCAAACGGCTCATCATCGCCACATCAGCCTCGCAGTGCCCCGCCAGTGTGCTCAGGTTTTTAATGCTGTTGTACAATTGCACTTTCTCTCTTAGGATAAACTCCTGCTGGCTCAAAACATCCTCAGCACTATAGCGAATTGTCTCTTCGCCCATGCCAGAGGCCTTGCCTATGATGTTGTTGTACAGGTTTGCGCCAGATTGTGGCAACTCCATCCTGATAGCACCAATACCCAGCCCGTCGTCAGGGTAATGTACTGTCACATCTGGCCGCTCATTACCGAGCGTCTGAAACGTCTCAAACTTGCGGTCGTAGGTGAACCGAAAATCAAACTTACCATCTTGCAAATTAGTTAGCGATACCAGGGCGTCTTTAGCGTTAATATCTTCCCAATCATCCATTCTGTCGCGTCGTACGCCGGTGTGGTACTGCCTGCTTCCTCTAGTAATACCAACGTCGCCGTTAGGTCGATTCTGCACCTCTTGGATGATGTCCCAAGCGACGTCAGTAGCTTCAATCCCTTTCCAGCGGCCGTTCAGGTATCGTGCGTCAATCAGATTCAAATAGCCGTCGCACTGCACTAGTATTCGTGCGTCGTCGGTGTTCAGGTTGCGATTCGCTTCCACTACTACCGCACCAAACAAATATTCGCCGTTGCGCTTGACCCTGATATCGCTCACCCACGGCTTCAATATAGTGTTTGGGTTCTCGCCGATCCGCCGGCACTTCTCTTCCCAGTCTGGCATTGACATATTAAAATCTAGCGACTCAACACCATTGCGAGTCATACTCCAGTCAATATCTTGGCAAAGCCTCGTAATATCTGCCACTTTGGTCTTTCCGCGGTGCCATAGCTCGATGGTGTAGTGTGGTGGTACGTACTCGTCCATTACGCTACTCCTGTGTAACCGTTATGCCACTCAACGATGGCTGTTCCGGTATCGGTGCTGTTTGACGTGTTGAAAATCAGCTCATTTAGCCCTGGCACCAAACGCCAGTATTGACTGTTGGTGAGGTTATTATCGATGCCTACTCCATTTAGCGTGACCTCTCGGTTGTATGTATCAAATACGATTGTATCGCTATCTGTTGTGCTGATATTCAGTGCTAAAATCTCGCCAGTTGTCTGGTTGGCCACGGTCGGATTTGTAACCTTGCCAGTAATTGTGATTGTAGGCCAAACATGCGTGTTGCCATCATTTGTGGCGTGATTCAGTCCCCCGCCAGATACCCAGTGCAAGCCGTCACGCTCCCAAAGTAGCCCTGTAGGGCTCCACAATAAACCACCGTCACGTGGACGCTCTAGTGTGATTCGCTGTGCGGCACCGTCAGTATAGTCGTACATTCGCGGATCGCCAGCAACCAGCTCGATGTCATAATCGGCAATAAGCGGCCATTCAATTTTTGGATCAAGAGGCTGCGTCAATTTAGCGACGGTCTGGTAGACGCGTCCGGTTGGCGTGAATAACTGCACTCGCAGCTTGTCGCGGATTTTGATGGTTCTAGCAATTTTTGCCATCTCGGCGTGCATCTCGGTAAGTCTTCCGTCGTGCTCCACTGCCACGAAAAAACTCAGCGGTATTTGCCGCACGCCGTAAAATTGCTCATCCACGCTACCGCCATCGGCACCAGAAAACACATACTGGCTATTGCGAACATCTGGGTCACCAAATCCTTTCAGTGGCGGCGTCAGATGTGACAATCCTTGTTTGCTGCCTGCCAGAAATACGCTTTCATTAGTGCGCATATTAGTGATTTGTACATCATATGTTCTCATGTCTACCCTCTCCTCATTTGCTGCACCAGGCTGCGGTTATATTGATCGACATCGATACCGTTCGTCAGGTTGACGGTTTGGTTGATCTGCGGATAACCATCATTAGAACCGCCATTGTTTTTATCGCCCCATATGTCGTCGGCTCGTAAAGAGATACTGCCACTACCAGATACACTAAAATCAGGCGACAGCGAAGTTGTCATCCTGCCAGAAATCGCACCATTCATCGTATCAACCGCCGATAGCACACCTCCAATGCTGTCGGTGATGCCGTTAGCAAATCCTTGACCCAAGAATCCACCCATCTTTGCCATGACAGTCGACGGTGAATGGATACCAAAGAAATTCTTGATGCCATCAAGTACAGACTTGCCGAACCCTTTTATTTTATCTAGAATCCAGCCGGTCACGTTGCTAATGCCATTCCACAGCCCCTTGATTAGATTTTCTCCAACGCTCCATAGACTTGACGGCGATAATACCTCGACAATTTTATTGATGACTTTCCATGCAGCACTGCCGATGTGACCAAGCGTACTGCCAATGCCATGGATCAACGCGAACAGTAGCTTGACGGCAGACTCGCCTAATTTCTGCAACATTACTGGCTGCGTCAGTGTCGTAACAATTGCGTCAATGACACGTGGCAGTGCGTCGACCAGCGCGTTAATAACTGTAGGTAATGCTTCAATTATGGCTAAGAACAGCTGAATCGCACCCATAATCAGCGCCTGTAGCATAGTCGGCTCTGTTAGTGTCGTAACCAAGCTGTCGACAATTTGCGGGATCATTGGTGTTATGACTGCGATAATCTGTGGCGCAGCTTGCAAAAGCGCCATAAACAATTGCATAAAGCCCTGAATCAGCGCTGGTAGCATAGCTATGATTTGACCAATCCACTGCGGCGCGGTTTGAACCAGTGTATTGAGCAGGAGGATGCTTCCATTGATGATAGCTGGCAATAATTTGCCGAGAATCGGTGGTATAAGCGGCGTCAATCTGTTAATTATCTCTGGCAACGCTCTAGAAATGCCCCCGATAGAATCCGCCAGCCTTGGCACCATATTTTTCAAAAATACTTCGACAGACGATGTGAAATTGCCAAGTATTTCATCATACGAAATATCTTCGTTACCGATACCAGCAACGAGATTTGACCAAGCAGCTTTCATCGAATAAAAGCTACCACTAATAGTCTCGCTAGCTTCTTTAGCGGTCGTACCAGTAATACCCATTTTCTCCTGAACTTTATGGATTGCTTCGATGAGCTTATCGAATGGGATATCCTTGACGTTCTCGGCCGTCGCCTTGAAACCCTTGCCCATCACGCCTGTTTCATTGACCAGGCGTGCCATCTCGCCAGCAGTACCACCATAGCCAAGCTTCAGGTTGTCGAGCATAGTATAGTTGTCTTTTGCGAAGCCCTGGTAAGCATCCTGGATCCTTGCAATATCAGTGCCCATTTTGTTGGCGTTATCAGCCATGTCTGTAACGGCCATATGAGCATATTGAGCTGATTTTTCAGTGTCGCCTTTCAGACCTTGCAATAATGACGCTGAAAAGCTTGTGACGGTCTCCATGTATTGGTTTGCCGATAATCCTGCCGTTTTATAAGCATTCGCTGCATACGCCTGAACTGTGTCGCTCGACTTCTTAAACAGCGTGTCAACACCGCCAACCAACTGTTCCCATTCTGCAAATCCCTCGACAGATTTTTTGGCTAGCCCACCAATTGCTACTGCTGCGGCGGCTGTTCCAACGGCAAATGCCTTGCCCAGTCCTTTAGCTACGCCACCTACATGGCTCAATGCCCCGCCTAATTTCTCCTTTAGGCCGCTAGCCAGAGAGTTGATGTGCGGCATTACCTGGCTAACCATGCCACCAACGGCATTGCTAATTTTCCCGCCAAGTGCGCTAAACATACCAGAAATACCGCTACCAATCGTCGATAGTCCGGGCGCCAAGTTGCGTCCAATCGCACCGCCGATTCCACCGAATACTGCTATCATTTTTTGCGCGACAGGGGCTAGGATTGTGCCTATACCTTTACCTAACCAGATAAATGGTGCGGCGAGTTTTTGCGCCACTAACGCCATGCCCTGTCCAACTTTAGATGCAAAACTAGTTACTGTATTAGCGGCGATAGATAATTTCGATGATATGAACGCGCCGATATTGCTAAACGTATTTGCAACAGCATTGCGTGCTCTAACGAAAGCCGCAGATATTGCACTAGCAGCTTTGCTGGCAGCGTTAGTCATTGGTGAAAAGAATGTGGCAATGCGATTGCCAATGTTTGCAAAACCTGCGCTGATTTTACTTGCCAATGGCGCTAGCTTGTTAGTGATTGGTTGAATAAGCTCTTTTGAGATGATGGCAGCACTCTCAACTGCCGCATTTTTTATGCCAGTCCCCAGCTGCTTAAATCCAGTTCCAATCTTGCTCCAAGACTCAGCCATCTTTTTGGTGAGCTCGTCATTGTCCTTGGCGACATTCTTCATTTTTTTCTGAACATCAGAAACAGACTTGTCAAATTTTGACCTGTCAACTTTGTAGGTAACTACTATTGTTCCTTGGTTCATATTTCGTTTCCGTGGTATAATTTCTTTACTAAAGAAAGGATCTTATAATGAAAGATGTTGAAACATTCAAAAAGCTTGCTCTGATTGGTTTGATTCCATTTTTTAATGGGCTGCCATGGTTTTATATGGGAAGAATTACCCGAGGATTGATGTACACGTTTACTTGTGGATACGCTTACCTTGGGTCCGTTAAAACAATTGCCAAAGCTGGTGAGATTGTCGACACATACAACGCCAAGCGCGGATATGTTAATACTTCTCGTCGTGATGGATAAGATCACCTCAAACCCCTTATAGTTTTTGTCAAAGAACTATACATCTTTTTGTAAGCGTCCTTATTTTGTGCTGCTGCTATCACAGACAGGAGGCTCAGCGTTCGCTCACATTCGCGACGTATTGCTGCTTTTGCTAACTCCACCGCGTCAGCCTCGTCCATTTCTAAAACCTGCTCGTGCGTGTATTGCGGATAGTTGAGCAAGATTATATGCACTCTCTCCTCAAAGCTTGTGAGAACTTTATCAGCCTGAATCTTCAAATACTGTTCGTACTTTTCGATATCGTATCCAGGCTGATTATTCTCGTTCATGGCTACGCCTCGACTTCTCGCACCTCAACGCCCTCAGCGGCTAACTTAGTTAGCCCTGTGGTTGCTAATCGCACAATTTCAAGCAGTAGAGCGTCGACGTTGTCATTATCAAGTGCATCAAGCAAATCTCTTAAAGATAGCCCGCCCTCAACTACTGTCGCTCGAGCTACAACATCCATGACAATCGCACTACCAGTAACGGCCTTGCCGTCTTCGCCACCAATGCTTAATCGCGCAGTGTTTGCTTCAAGGGCTTTGTACTGCTTGACCCGCGGAATTAGATATTTGTAGTGCTTTGCTGGTTCGTCACCGTCTGCTGGCATTTCAATGTCCAGCAATACACGCTTCTCAGGCTGCTTCTTTTTTAGAACAAACGCCATCTCATTCTCCATTCCATAGTTGTAAAAACTACATTATTTTTTTATCAATTTAGGTATTGACACGGTGTTTTTATCACCGTGTCACCCCTGTTACGCAAATGTCAGGTCGCCCTTGATCAATTTGCCGGTTACGCTGATTTCAAACTCAGTCAAACCGTCTTCCTGACTGATATCGCTCAGGGTCGCCGTAGCGTCGAGCATGTACAATGTATGACCTGACTGTGCGGCTAACTTCGGCACTAACTTGAACACACCAGACACCTGTGTCGAGCTGCCTTTTTGCAAGCCAACCTGTACAGCACCTTTTGTACCGACAGTAATGCCAGTAGTGCCGTCAATCGTCTCGCCACTGTTATAAACATAGCCAGGCACGATATTCTTGAGGTTGTCCTGTCCAATGTCCGTCACCTTAAACTTGATAGTCGATTTGAACGATTTAATAAGTTTGAGGTTCGTGCCGTCGATAAAATCACGTGTCACCTCATCCTTGTCGTTGTCAAAGTCCAGGTCGTTCACACCCAGGACTTGCTTGAAGTTTTTACCAGTCTTGTCCCCGAAATACAGATCGTGGTTCAAGCCGGCGTAATCGATTGCTGCCATTTAATTACTCCTTTGCTTAATCTTTCAAAACTAATGTTACAGATTGGGCACTCCATACCCCCATCCGTAATTCAGAGGCTTCATAGGCGCTGTCTTGCATCGGAAATACGCTCACGCGAATGAATCTCGCGTCAGTGTATGGCAGCTGGCTCAATGCCGTACGTAGCTTGCTGTCAAGCTCGTACAGCTCGGCCGCATCGGCTTTTACTACGGTGATCGTTAGCTCGGTAGTCAATTTGGTATTACCCAAGCTGCCGCCGTTGTATTCACCGCCGCTAGCCGCAACCGCTACCATGCCGTCCTGGTTATTGCTTGCCGGCAACCGCCCGACAAACACATTTTTGCCAAGCTCTCCATCAACGGCAGTAGCCACTACCTTTGCGATCTCCAATGCTACATTCATCTAAAAAACCTCTTGTAATCTTTCATAGTGCTTCTCACACCCTCATCAACGAAACCTTTACCAGTGCCAGATGTAGTGTACTTACGTACCACATGAGTGCCATTCGCGCGCCTGCCGCGGTTCTGGTACTGTGAGTAGACTGGCTTCCATGTCAATCTAATAGCATCTCTACCAATTCGCCGTACCTCGACATTGCGGGACTTGAGCGACCCTCTACGTCTGAACGGTGCGGTGAGGTTGGATACTGTCAGAGTGTGATTCGCCATTGCGTTCAATCCTGTCGCTGCCTGACTCTGGAAGAATCGTTTGACGGCGACCGTGTTGTCGACCACCGGCACGATTACACCTCTCTGTCGAGCCTTTCCAGCTCAATTTCAACGTGCTGTACTGTGCCGCTTGTGATAACTGCCCTGCCAACTGCTACGTTGGCAACGCGGTACACCCGCTTAACGCCAAACAGCGTCACCTCGGCGAAATATCCCTCAATCGAGTAGCCAATTGATGACAACCAGCTATCTCGGCCGTCCAGATATGCTCTAGCGTCACCTGTCATGGCATCGTAGCTACCGCCACGAGTCAAGCCACTTGTCTGTTCGACAACACACTTCATGTCGTGCCGCTCTCCGCCAGTTTGGCGATATGTGCCGTTGACAGGCGCAACCAGCGTGATGCTATCGCGGAATATCATGACGATGAACTCCACGCTGGCTCAGCGGCGTATCAGTGTAGCCAGACACCACGCAACTGCTGATTGGCTTTACATACTTTGCCAGTAGGTTAACGTTTGCCTCCGCGAACTGGTCGATAACTTGCTTGGTGTTGTCATACGTCACTGAATGACTCAGCACTGTTTCGGATTTTACGTTGTTATAAAAACTACCTTGATTAGCTATTGACAGCGTGTCAAATAGCCTTGCTATGAGGATTTTCAAGCCGTATGGCAACGGCTCGCCATATCCCCATGCCGCCTTGACGATACACCGTCCAATGTCCAGCGGATCAACCATCTCGATGACATTGAACCAGCTGACGTTCAGTTCGTCGCCTTGACTCACTGACTTGACCACCAGCGGTCTGCCACTTTCTGCTGTCACCTCTGGCAACAGACTGGTGAACGGATCGACAACTAGGAAACGTGAGCCGCAAGTTGCCTCATATCGACGCGGCGTGTTTGCCTCGCTCTGTATTTTGGCATCTAGCAACGCCTCCAACGTCTCCGTCGCCTGCTGCAATAACTTCTCAAAGTACTTATTCTCGGTATCAGAAAGGGGGCGTAAAAGTACGCCCTCGATATCTTCTTTAGTTACCAATGCTGTCATCTCTTACGCCCCTCTCTGTTAGGCTACGTGTTTAATAGCCACTGCTGCTGCGATGCCGCTCAAGCCGCCACCTGCAAATATTCGTGCTTATTCTGCTTCAACGCAAAGTTTGTGTAGCTCTCAATTGACTGATCGCCAACCACCTTGTATTTGTTGAATACAACCAAGTAGGCATCGTTTTCGGCGTCGTTAATGTCGTTGAACCACTGTGGCGTAAACTTGCCAGCAAGCTCCAAGTCTTCCAAGATGTTAACGCCTGGAGTGTACAGCATATGCTTGTCGGTACCTCGCTCATCTTTCAGGGCTGTGAGGTAGCCACGCTTTGCGATGATATAAACGTCGCCCTCAGCCTCGATTAAGTCGCGTGCATTCAAGATAGCAGTACGGCGACTTTCTCCTGTTTTTGGCGTATAGGTTTTAGCAAACACGTTGCCAGCCTTAGCGTCGGCTTTGACAGATACAAACGACTTGATCTTGTCGTCACTGCTGTCCGCTAAGCCGTCACCGATAACAATCGCACGCTCGATACTTGCGATAATTCGCTTTGGCAACTCTTGCAATACGTAACGCAACAGTGAGCCAGTACTCTTGTTCTTGCGAATAGTTTCCTTGTCAAGAGTGAGATACTTGTAGATGTACTGACCTTCAATCACACGGTTTTCGATAGCGATCGTAGCCTCTTTCTTATCTTTACCAGCCTGGTGTCCCAGTGCACCGTCAGTATTGGTGTCCCAAGCGGTGTTGTAGGCGTCAAGTCCAGTTTTATCAACTAGGTTCCAAATTGGGCCGCCAGCCTTAAACGCACTCTCAACTGCCTCAACAACTGGTGCTGGGAATAGTTTGTCGGCACCAGTGACAGCCATCTGTACACCGTTAGCCTCAAGTTTGTCCATCCACGCTTCGCGAACGGCTGCCGCACCAGCACCTGCTTGTGCTACCAACACGTCAGCAAAATCTTCTAACGCCTTTGGTGTGTCCAGGTAATTTACGACAGTACCTTTGTCGACAGCTGCTGGATCAGCTGGTTCTTTAACTTGCATTTTTGCAATGTCTTTCGCTTCCATTTCCGTATCCTCCTCAGGATTGTTATCAGTTGATTCTTCCGGCTCTGATTGATCAGCTTCGTCAGTAGGCTCAGCCTCTGGCGCGGCTTCCGGTGCCGCTGGTTCGTCAGTCTTCGTCTCAGGTTCAGTTGCGTCTTCGGTCGGCTCCGCCGCCTTAGCTGCTTCAGCCTCTGCTTTTGCCTTGATTTGCTCAACTAGGCTCTGCATTGGCTTGGCGTCTGCCTGCTTGACTGCCGACATACTGAATGCAAAGTTCATACCCATCACATTCTGTACACTCTCATCTTGCTTTTGCTTCTCTGGTGCCTCGGACACCTCATCGGCAAAACCAAGCTCGACAGCCTTATCGGCAAGCATCCACGTTTCGGCTTCCAGCAGCTCAGTGATCTTTTCATCGCTCAGCCCTGTTCGCTTGGCGTAGATAGGCGTGATTCCCTCCTCGATCTTCAGCAATACATCTTTGGCTTTCTCCATGTCGTCCACTGTGCCAGCCGCGTAAACGGACGGGCGGTGAATCATGATCATTGAGCCTGGCGACATGATAATCTTGTCGCCTGCCATCACAATTACTGATGCAATCGACGCCGCTAAACCATCAACCCTGACAGTGACATTTCCGTTATGATTCACAAGTGCGTTATAAATCGCCAAGCCTGCGAACACGTCGCCACCGGGGCTGTTAATGACAACTGTCAAATCGCCCGCATGCTGCTTGAGTTCTTCGCGAAATAGGTCGGGTGTGACTTCGTCGCCCCACCAAGTGTCACTCGCGATAGGCCCGTCAAGTATAAGCTCTTGATTATTCGATAGAACGGAATTGCTCCACTTCCAGAACTTCATGCTTTATTTCCTTGTTAAAGTTTGCTTTCGACTCCTGCTTGCCCGTCCAATTTGAGCGTCTTGCTCTCGTCTTATTTCTAAGACTACAGATTACGATTTATCGAACTCATAACGCACCTGGTCGTCTGTCGAAGTGGCGTTCACAATCTTGATATTGTTGACGTGCTTACACTTCGCATTGCTGCAACGTATCTGTGCGATCATCTGCGTCACACCCTTGATGTTCAGGTAGCGGCCGCACTCCTCGCATCGCAAATCTAAATCAGCCATCTCGTCATCGATAATTCGCCGCTCAGCATTCAAATACGCCTTGACGACGCGGTACTTCGGGCGGCAATGCCCGTTCGGGTGGACATCGTAGCCATCGTTCTGCGCGAAATTATTGATAAATATGCCGCCGTCTCTGCCAATGATCGCCTCATTCAGATTCAAGATTGGCTCGTCAACTGCCACCCACTTATCGATTAGCGTGGCACAAAACTCACACGGCTTGCCGGTATCACTCTCCATTGCTTTCTCGATCAACGTACCTGTTTGGTTTTGCACCTGCTTCATGGCTTCAACGCTTGACAGTGCGTCGGCTCGTGATATCTCAGTGCGAGCCATTCGCTGTACTCGCCACTCATCAGTCTTCATAATGCCTCGCAGCTTCTCCTCCAGCTCAGACTGTGCCCAACCATGAGATGCCGCATGATCAAGCACACGGCGAATTGAGGCGGCCGTATCGTCAGCATATGAGCGAGCCACATTTAGTAGATATGCTCGGTAAGCTTCCTGTGTTGAGGCTGCCACCACAAAGCCAGTTAACTCAGTAGTAGATACGCCGTTATCTATCAGCAATTGCTTGCCGTCCTCGAAGTAAATCGCACCTTGAACTATCATCAACGCCACAATGATCAACAGTAATGCCTCGGCAAATTCGTTTTGCTCGTCGTCTTCCTCGGTACTGTTTTCAGCCACCTGACGTGATTCAGCAATAGCTCGATCAACTTGCTTCTGCATAAACTCAGTCGTTGCATCATAAATCAGCTGTTCAAAGTCATCGAGCGTCTGCGGCTGATTGTCGGCTGATGCTTTTGGGCTGGTGCCATTCGCTTCTCCCCAAACCCCCGTGTCGCCAACCTTGCGGCGGTCTGGCGCGTCTGCTACTTCATCGCCCTCGTCAACATCCGGCTTATCGTTCTCAATCTCTGGTGGCTCGTAGTCGCCCTTACGCAACAGCTTAAAGTTGTTCGGCAATTTCAACGCGTCAATGATGCTCTCGGTACTGTATCCAGCTGCCTCTAATTTCAAGATGCTGTTAATCCGAATATCATCAGCCTCAGCCTGCACTTTGACCTCGTCAACAACCTGAGGAATAGCAAATTCGTAAGTAATAGCCATACCCATGCCACCCGTGATTCGGTTTAGTTCGTGCGTCAACTGTGTGTAGTTACGTAACAGTAGTGGGTCAACGACATTCTCGGCAAACACCTGCTTTGACACCTGTGCGTTGGCGTACGTAGCTGTGTCATCAATACCTTTCATAATGGCTGAAACACCAAATGACGTGTCAATCCGCCTATCAACCTGCTTAAATAAGTTCTCGAAGTCAATATCTTTATTTGGTTGCGAGAACGGCACCCATTCAACAGCCGCAGTAGTCGATGGCTTGCCGGTCTTAGAATCAACAGGTCGGTGTGTGTAGGTGACATTGTTATTACTGCCGGCTCCGCGATGAGCATCTTGCAACATCGCTACGCTCTCTTGGAATGATTGCCGTGTTGGTGCGGTAATAATGAACTGACCAGCCGGCACCGCTCCATTCTCGAAAAAGCCAGCCTGGAAATCGGCGATGTAATCATCGAGTGTCGCCCACCGACGTGAGGCTTCAGACGGCGAATAGCCAGCATACAGATCGTTTGGATCAACACCACCAGGCAATACCAACACTTCATCTTCAGTAAACGTCTGTGTGCCAACTGTGTATGTTGTCTTGTCGCCAACTCGTGCAACTCGCGGAAACTCCAAGAACGTGAAACCAGCAATATTCTTGCCGCCCTGCCCCATAAAATCACCGCCAGGCTTTGCTACTCCGCCATAGTTGCTCCAAACCAAAATGTACGTCTTCCGTAGAGACAATGTCGAAACGGCTATTTTTTCAGCAAATGCCACCGAACTGTCAGATTTATTCGGGTGGTACAGCGCGTCAATAACACAATGATCAATCCGTTTTCCATTTCCATCAATAGCAAACGGCCGCACTGTCATATACTTGTTGGCAACCGTTCGAATATTAGGATAAGCTGTCGCGTAACTGCTGGCTCGGTAATGATCAAACATTGATAATCTCTGAAAAGCGGGGTCAACACCACTCACACGTCGCTCACCCCTTATTCCCATCTACTTATTGCTCCTGTATAAATAAACCGACCAGAATATCAGCTGTACGCCGACAAACACCACTGTGGCGATCTTGCCACCGTAATATAGCCAAACACAAAACGGCACGCCGACAAACATCAGCAGTCCTATCCACGCCTCAATGACAGTATCCCTGTCTGGCTTTTGAAACTTTAATTTGCGCAAAAAGTCTTTCAATTTCATATAATCCTCTAACTGTAAATATACGGATTACATAATTCCGCCCCACTCCATCACCACTTCATGTCGCAATTGCAGCCAAAAGCCCATCAATACAGAATCGAATATGTCAGGCGATTTGCCGAGTCGCTTCTTGATTGACTCTTTGGATTCCAGCACAAACACCTTATCCTTATATTCGTGGTGGTGCATCTGTGCCTCCTTAATAAACTCATTAAGAAATGGAAAGCTGTCGAGGATTTTCACCTTGCCGCTATCCAGTCCCATTGCCAGCATGTATGCCACCTGTGACCGTAAATTGTTAAACGCCATCAACTCCTGTGAATGCTCAGCATCCTCTCGGCTCTTCGGCTCGTCATCGAATGTTAGGAATGGGTCGGGCGAAAAACCAGACTTAAACACCGCGAACTCAGCGCCGCGGTCTTTGCCGTCAATAACACCAACACCGACACCCACACCGTCGACTGCAATATTCTCGTAGCCAATAGAGAAGTTATCTGAATGCTCAATCAGCCACTCAGCTTGCTTGCCGGTCTCTATCTGTTCGTTCGAGTCTTTAGTAATCGTGCCGTCAACCAGCGTCAGATTTTCCCAGTCAACCGCAACGCTACGGTCAACACCATCACGTGCCACGTCGTATCCAGTCGTCTTGCGACCTGGTTTATAACTTTTGACGACAGCCTTAGCAAATATGTTTGAGCGGAATATCGTTTTGCTCTCGTCTTGGTATTCCCAGTTGTTTTTCAGGTACCGTTCGACCCACCATGTCGGGTTGGTCATCATAGCATCAATATCTGATTGCATCTGCCATGAATCAGACAAGTCAAACTCGACCACGCGAATATTCGGTGGCAGTGGCTCATACTTGCCATTTCCGCCGTATTTCCAACGCATGTATACCTCTTTAATATGATCAACATCGTTTGGATTGAGGGTGATAATAGCGATACTTGGCTGCCCGTTAGTGTTGCGGCGTCCCTTACGGGATTTAGCCGTAGTGAACATCGTCAGCGACAATTCGTCGGCTTCATCGATATGGCTAGCACTGGCATTGATACCTTTAATTTTCTGCCCGCTCCTGTCTTTCGTCTCGTCCGCCTCCACAAAGCCAATCTTTGAGCCGTTTGGGAACTTAATTTCATAATCTTGACCGTTGTATGTGTAGTCCTCGCCCTCCTTGAAGTTCTTACGATCAAGCATCGTCAGATACGACGGAATCACCGACCGCTTCGCCGTGCTGATATTCTTGCGAAAGACCGTCCAGTATGTCTTCTCGAATGTGTCGCAAATATCTATGCCGATGTGTGCTGCAATATCTGTTTTGCCTGTGCCTACTGCACCGATCAAATAAATAGTATCAACCTCAGGGCAATCGTTAATAATATCGACAACGCTTTGCTGCTTCGGCTTTAATTCTAGCGACATGAGCTATTCACCTTTCGTTTTGCGCGGCTTGATAGTCGAGACGATCTTTGGTGGCTGCTTCTCGCGAACGTTGACATCCAGGTCGACGTGGTCAACTGGCTTGCCAAACGCTCGGTCTAGCATATCCTTGATCGCTTTGTTGTCAGGCTTCTGTGTCGCGATAAAGTAGTACTCATCATCTACGCCATCAAGTTCGCCGCCAAGAAATGCCGCGATAGTTTCGGGGTCAGTAACTTGCTCTGCTGGCAACCGATTGCCCTTGCGGTCAGCCTTAATCACAAACAGCAGCTGCACACCTGTCGCCAGTCGGAACTGCGCCTCGTACAGCTTGTCAGCGTTTCTAGTTATTCGATCCAAGATACGCTGCTTCTCTTTCATGCGGTCAAGAACCTTTTGAGTCTTTTTGCCCTTGACTCCGCCGCTACCTTTTCTCGCCCCGCCATGAGTTGATGGTGACGTACGTTTACAACCAGCTACATGGATATCGTAGTTGTCTTGCCGCTTATACTTTCGGCCGCATTTAGGACATGATTTGAAGTCGTCTTTCATGATTATAATTCTAGAGATTGACGCGTAGTTCTTTTGGTATTGACTGTTTGGAAACAGCCGAGATATGCACGCCGTAACTATTTGCGATTAGCTGTGCCTGCATGAGAGTCAGGTCTTTAGTGCTTTGTAGCTTGCGCAGCATATTCTGGTATGGTTTTTTGTTTCGATCTTGCCAAGACTGCAAGAGAATGTAGTGCGACAACGGCTTGCATTTTCGCTCGTCGCCAATAATAAATGGCGACCTGCCCGATCTCTTGACGGCGTCGCCTTGTCTTGTCTTGTCTGTCGATTTTTAGCCATTTGACCATGTTTGTTATCCCTCCTCTACCTCTGAAATATACAGATTAGGCGCTGGCAATCGCGGCCTCCCAACCACTCAATCTCACCAGCGCCTAGCTATAAAATGCTTTGACCGTTTTATCAAGCAGTCAAGCGTTCCACTTCAGTCATAAACCTCTCAAGTTATTGATTCAATAAACTCAATCGCCGCATCACAGCCCTTACAAACAACAGCCTGAATACCAGCCTCATTGAGCGTTTTAATCCACTGTTTTTGATTTGCCGACGTTACGCCTCCTTTCTTGCGTTTCATTTCGATAGCAACAAGACGATGATTTTTACCATAAACACCGTCACCACTAACAATAGGATTGTCTCCATAGTGTATGAACTCCATCGTTGCGTCGCTATAGTTTGCTGGGATTACCACGAATAAGTCTGGTACCCCAGAACTCACGCCGAGTTTCTTATTTTTCGCTTTCTGGCTCCAGCTTCGGGTGTAGGTTTCATTCGGCACGCGAAAGTGTGGATAGCCTTTTAGCCGCAACCACCGTACAAACGCTTCTTGCTCCTGATCCTCGGTTGGATTGCCTATGCTTGCGAAATTAGGCATCTTCAATTCCTTTCACAAAAAACAGCCACCGCGTCATTCCAGATTTATCGCCGAAAGCTGGTTTTTGAGGTAATGTCTTTAGTAATTCTGTGGTTTTAATATCACGCTCACTCCATTTCATAGCGACGACGCAGCCAGGTTTTACGACGCGTAGACATTCGCTCAAGCCTTTGCACAGGGTTTCTTGCCAAGTGTCTTTGTCTAATTTGCCGTATTTTTTAGCGAGCCAGCTGTTTTTGCCGCAGTTGATGAGGTGAGGCGGATCGAAGACGACAAAATTAAAGCATTCGTCGGGAAACTTCATGTCTGTAAAGTCCATGACTAGGTCTGGGTTGATTTCTAGTGTTCTAATCTTGCCTCTATCTTTCATCTCGACAGTTTCGCGGCGGCGGTCAGCGTACAGAACGTTTGGGTGGTTTTTGTCGAAATAAAACATACGACCGCCGCAGCAAGCATCAAGTATGGTTGTTGGGGTAGTTTTCATTTCTCCTCCAGCAATTCAGAGTCTTCGTGGATATTACCGACAACTTCACAAGTTTTTTCTGGGGAAAATTCGCTTAGGAATAGGTACATAACTACCTTTTCTCGTTCATAGACTTCAAACATAAATGCTGCATGGTCTTCCTTATACGTAATTTTTCCTCGAAGTCCAGGCTTATTACTGCCTAATGGCTTCTGAAAGATGATATCACCCTGGTAAATCTCTGTACCGTTCTTGTCTTTCAATCCTGTGAATTGCTCAATAACAATCTCGTCTGCCTCAACAAGTCTTCTGTCATAAAAAGGCTCCTCTATAAGAACGGCTGTATAAACTCCATTCCGTAATGATTCAACCTGACACATTTGTTTATATGGCTTGTACCAAGCCCTAACTTTTATTTCACGCATTAGATTTCCTTCCCGTTTTTATAACATTTCGAGTAGCCCATCTCGCCACCAACTGTTTTACAGCGAGCTTCAGTATTCTTGTTTTGGATCTCTTGCTCATTCATTTGAAAGTCCCAAACAACAAGCAGAGATCCAGTGATAATAATTGGTAAACTTGCCGCTACGATAATACCTACCAATACCCAGTCAATTTTAGACTTCATTTTCTTCATATATCTCCTTTTTATAGTGGTTTAGTTGATATTCCCCTTGAAAATCACTATCGCGCTCGGAAATGGTGCCGGGTTTGGTTGGTCATCAAACTTAAGCCTGCCTTTTATGTAACGAATTTCGGTCGCTTTCATGCAGTAGTCGTGCCACCAGCGTGTGTCGGTGCGGCTGGGTATTAAAAACACGACGGTTTTTCCTTTCTTCCATTCTTGGTAGCCTTTTTCAATCCATTTTGGTAACTCTCTACCGTATGGTGGATTGACATAATTAGATTCACCCCAATCACTGGTTAGACCGTTTATTTTACCATCCCAGCCAGCAGGACATGGGTCGTGGTCAAACTGAAACTCTGAATCAAGAACCTGATAGACAGCTTTGGGCGTTCGCCAGTCCATTCTTAATGAGCTAAAATGTGGTTTGGTCATAATTTTCCTTATTTACACGAAATCACGTAGTTTAATTCGACCGCATAACTGGGGCAAGGCGACACCAAAATGTATATCATTAGTTAATTACTTTAAGGATTGATGTCGCCAGTTGAACAGACGATCGGGTGGGCATAAAATCATCTGTCCAGTTGGCAGCACAATCACGGAGCAAAGGACTTCTCGCCTTTCGGCTTACTCCCATTTGGGAACCCAGCTTTATTCCTCAGATTATGTTGCCAGTTCTACGGTCGATGTTAATGTTCTAAACCAATTTCGACACTTGTCAAAAATGGTTTTCTACTGGGTACGATTTGTACCCATTTACTTTCGTTTACTGATGCGACCGCCCTTTTTACCAGCACACTTCTTTACGAAGTGAGGACCGTCGATTAAGTCGCAATCGCATTCAATATCTTGTGCAAACCCCTTACAAGTTCCGTGGCTTTCGAATGTAGCAGAGCCACCCTTTCGTCCGATTTCCGCGTAGAAGTTAGGGTTGCTTGCTAAGTTTTTCTGAGCGGCTTTTAAGCCACCAGCCTTTGTTCCTGGCATTGTTTCCTCCTTACCTCCCGTAGGGTACATTTAGCTTTTATCTGTATCTGACGGGTTAATTCCAAAATAAGTCTTCCAATCTTGCTCATTTTCTTTGATAGATTTTTCAGCTTCTTCCTCTGTTGCGTAGCGTACAGACTCACCAGCATTTTGCCAGCCACAGGTAAGACATTCTAGCCTATTATTTAAGTAGTCGTAGTAGACTATATAGCCGCCTTTTCTATTCTCAAAATCTGGCTTAAATGTTGATGTTCGCTGTAGTCTAACTTTGGCTAGTTCACGGTCACGGGCTTTTTCGCACTCTTCTTCAGTGCGGAACACCCTGCCAGTATGCCAAGCATTGTAATCACGTAACATTCCAGTATAATTTGCTGGTCTTATATTGGCATTCTCAAGAATAAAACACCTATCGCCAATTTTAGGCTTCCAGTGAATACTGTCCATCGGCTCTTCCACTTCCTTGAACCACTCTGTGAGAATATTTGGAAACTTTTTCAGGGTAGTTTCGTGGTAAATCATTATTATTAAGCCCGTTTCTGTGGTCTTTTGGTTTTCTGGAGTACCAGCAATAAGATTTCCCGTTTTAGAGATATATGCTAACTGTCCAGCTTTGAATGTTGGTAAATCTTTAAGTAGTTTATAGCGTTTCATGTTTTTTCGCTCCTTTCTTAAACACACAGTATAGAAAAGTAAACGTAATCATAACCAACTCTGCTAAAAGTTCAAGAGTACTGAAAGCATATATGATATATACACCACCTGTAGTATCATCAGATATTTTGAACCCCCATATGAGTTCCGATAGTTTCATTGTTATAAATACGAGCATCAATTCCTTCTCCTTAAAATAGCTCCAATTGCGTGGCATAAATTGCACGACTAGCTAATATCTGGTTAATTCGATGAATTGTACGCTCACTCTCGTTCAAGTCGTTTAGTGCACCCTCTTTCATCTCTAGCAAGTCTACTGTATCGACCTCATCTAGTGATTGATAGTCGTCCTCATAATAAGGTCTTACTTCTTTCTCCACTTCTTCTCCTCCTCCTTCATCCATTCTTCGTCTTGTTTAGCTATTTCGCGTTCTGAAATAGCTACAAGAATTAGAATTAGTGCTATGAATAGTATCCAAATCAGTATGTACATGCTTTTCTCTCAATATCTATAAGCCAATAATCCAAATTAATAATTTAACAGCAGCCGCACCCAGCACCGTGAACACCAATGCTGTCAAGATTACTAAAACACCCGCTGCAAAATACTGTATTTTATCAGCAAAATCTTTATTGTTATCCATTTTTAATACACAATCCTCTCTCTTAAGATATAGCCCCTATCCAGTACGATTTCTATAATTTCGGCATGATGTCGTTTATGAGACTTCTTCACTAACCGGGCGGCTTTGCGGTTTTGACAATAAATTCTCCGCATACGACCTTTATAGTCAAACCACTGCACAAAATAAATATGACGATTAAACAGTTTACTCTGAAATACGTCTTTAGTGTCAGAAAAAGAATCTTCTGGCTTAAACAGTAGTTTTATTTTTTTCAAGATCATAAACACCTTTGTATTCCTCTCTTTCTTTAAGCCCGATGCGATAAAGAATACCTTTTAGTTTTGTTGTACCAGCAAACGAATATCCGCAGTCAAAACCATGTACTTTGTAGTGATAGAAGATTGATTGCAATAGGACCATTTCTTGCAAATCATTTTCGGCTTCGTGTTCGTAGATTGTAGCCCATTTTTTGCCATTGCTATGTCTCCCAACGCCAACTATGGCTTTTGCATGTCCCATCAAATCAAATTCGATGACGTGCTGCTCATCTTTTACGATAGTCCTGGCTGACATTCCAGGTACAAGATCGTCTGACCATATCGTAAATGGATCATCCATTTTACCCCTCCGTTTCTTATAGATATTTGAGATATTTTCCGCTCGTATACACCGACCAAGCTTTATACCCCTGCCCTCGCCAAACGTGATAGGCACAGGCAATATTTGTAGCCGGATCATGACTATCACAGCGTTCGCGTCCAGGCAAAATCCTTACCTGAAATAGCGAGACTGAATAACCGTATGTTCGACCATTTTGTGTAAATATCAGGCTCGTGTCGCCCGTCACATTCGGATCGCATCCGCTTTCAGCTCTCATAATCGCTAACATAGTGCGTACGTCCCAGTCGTATTGAGCAACCAACCCGCGAAAAGCTTCACAACCTTGAGCTGTAGCCGCATTTTTCGCAGGTGGTGCTTGAATTGTCTGATTGTTAATGTGCGCAGCTTTTTGCTCTAGCGGCGGTTGCTGCTTAGCCGCCACTACTGTTTTGACACTTCAACTTTGACATTCTTGACGATTGTCGCAGCTTCGGCTTTGACTTGTTCAGTCTGATTTTTCTGATAGTACATACCGCCGATAAAAGCGATAATTCCTGTGATTAAAATCGTAATGATGATAGTTTTGATAGTTTCGATGTTAAATTTTTTCACTGTTTTCTCCTTTTTATTTTCTTGATTTAATTGATTGTCTTTTTTCATAATGCGCTCTGAGCTTGAAGCTCTCTTCTTAATATTTCAGCGTCGAGAAGATCGTCTTTTTCGATCTTTCTATGCTCGTCTGCTATGACAGAGACTTCGTCGATGATGTCGATGTCTAGCATGATCATTTTCTCGTAGAACCAATCGCCGAGATCGAATCTGTCGCAGAAGTTCGACAAAGCGTCGTCTTTGTTTATACATAAATCTAAGGCGAGCTCGTCTAATTCTTCAGATGACTTGTCGAAC